TTCATTGTAAACAAATGTTAAACTTCTGGTACCCATAATTAAACTCCACTCAAATTAGTTTTGTAACGCTCTTCATAAATTTTGATAATTGTATCGTCAGTCAATTCACGCAAATTATCAGTCAGTAAATCTTTGGTAAGGTCAATCAATTCAGCTTTTTTAAGCTTTTTCATTTGAACCATACCATCAGTTACCAATTCAGTAATCAATCTATCAATCATTCTACTCATATAATCTCCAAAAATAGGGTTTGGTTTACATTATCTCAGTTGAAACCAAAAAACTATCAGCTGCTGTTCGTGCTTTTTAAGGTCTGCACATGATATTCCTCAATTAAGACCAAGTAATGTGATTTTCCCACACATCACCACGCATATCGGTTTAAACTAGTTACGCCGTATGCGATTTTCAATTAATGGCTACGATTATTAGCCCATCTAACACCACGCTCAAATGCCTCAAGCTCAATACGAATCTCATGAACTACACGAGCATCACGCTGATACACATCAAAAGCTTTTGCATCACGCTTACGAGTAGAACTCGCACCACGATTACGAGGACCACGGAACATTACGAAATACTTGGTGAAATCAATAAACTGCTTGATTTGCTCGTAATTGTCAATTGGCACACCTTTGTAAACTGACCGAAAACCAATTGGTGAATGATGATTAGCAAATATAGATTGCATAATATCTTCTTTCTGTTGATAATTCAATTTCATACAATTTCCTTTTCTACTGGTGCAAAGAACTCACGACCCATGGCCATGAATGTTCGAAATGCCAATGCCTCTTGGTGATTCAAATCATCATAACACATCTGCATTTCTTCCAAGGTTTCCAATAGACCTTTGATACCCCATTGGTCTTGGTACCGCCTAATAATCAATACTGATTGCTCTATTTGCATAATTACTCCGATAAATTGATTACACGAAAATCAAATTCCATAAAACTGGTCTGGTGTGGCACAAACATAATCTTACCAACACGATTCTTTTTATTAGGTTTGGTTTCAAACTTACGGAACTTATCAGCAGTCACCGTAATTTTGTAGCAGTTAAAACCAGGTTCATTACAATTTGCCTGCTCAACCACACCTTCAATAAATGCATCATCACGACCTGCACATGGCTTAAAATCATATGCACGAATCATATCACCAACTTTTGCAATACCTTCAAATTTCAACATAATGTACCTTTCATTCAATTTATACTACCATTATACACTTACCACAGGGGTTTTCAAGCCCCTGTTGTAAATATACAACACTATTTGGTTTTCTTGATAGAATAACCTTTTAATAAAACCCACTCAACATATGCTTCAACGATTGCCGGTGTATCTGGCGTTTCCTGCTGAAGTGCCTTTAATTCTTTGATTGTAAATTCCCATTTACTCATGCGGTCTCCTTAAACCATTCATTCCAAAGGTCACGCTCATTCATCTCCTGCACCAATTCTTCATCGGTGTAGTTTTCGTAACCTTTAAAACCTGACCTCAGTATTTCACTAATAATCCACGAATCAGATGATTGAAAAGTGTCAATATCATCATCAATCAGCATTTTAATCATTTCTTCACGCCTACTCATCAGCATTCTCCTCTTCCCATTCACGCATATTCTCCGTGATACCATACATTTCGTCCAATGGTTCAGGAAGATAATCTTCCGCTTCGTCAGCACTCATGCCAGAATAATCGTAACCTTCGTCAAAGCCTTCATACACACCACAGAAACCCATACCAGGTTCATTGTAGTAAGCCCTAACCTCAAAACCTAATTCTTCAAATTTTGCATATGCTTCGATTGGAGGACCCCATGGTGAATCAAAGGCACCGACCAATACACCATGCTCATTGATTTCTACGCCATATGGTGAGATATCCCACTTGGTACCCCAATTACTAATGCACCACGAGTACCAGTCAGAAGCACCGTATTTTGCTACCAATGCCTCATTGGTTTCGCTTGGTGATGTGGTGTCTTCCAACTCTTTTGGTAACGGAATAAACTCATTTAATAATGTGCCATCAGCAAATGCTTTGGCGGCACGCTCAACCATCGCTTTATCAGGATGGGACAACTCAATATTATTATTACACCAGTTTGGCATATTCAAAACTCCTTAATCACAAAATAAATTAACAAACCTGCTACTATCATATACAACAAAATACCAATGTTTATTGCTACTAACATTTTTACTCCTTAAAAGACCATTATACAGGAAACTGGTACAAAAGTCAATACCCTGTATAATAGTCGACCAAACCGGTCAACTATTCAAAACCTAATCACAAATACTTACCGAACAACCGAGGCGGAGTTGCCGTTTGACAATATCCACACCAAGTATCGTATCAGCATTTGACCACCGAAGCGCACCATAACCACTTTGGTTGGTTCCAAGACGACCTGAATTCTTCCACGCCTCACAGATTGCCAAGGTGACCGCTGGTGTCAATTCACCATCATACTCAATATCCACCGAATCTTGCCAAGTGTCTTGGTACGCCTCCATGCGGTGACTACCTTCAATCATTTTCCTAGTACCTACTAACAATTTACCACCAAAACGACCTGTCATAATTACTCCAATGTTAAATGCTCAATTTGCACATCCTCGGTTTCACCAAGGTTCTTGGTTGGTATCTGGTTCTGCACCATTTTCATGAATGCCTCCGCTTTCTCGTAATTCGTAAATGCTCTGAGATTCAACCATTCCCAACCAGAGAAATCTATCAACTGGCCAGATTTTACAATATACACATTCATAAACAAACTCCTACTAATAATAACGATACACCAACACCAAACCGAATGAATATTTGTTTTTCAAAATAAGTCATAATTACTCCGCAAAGTCCGTCCAATACTCTACTGCCTGCTCTGCCATGTCCAACGAGCAACCTAATGCTTGAGAGATTTGGTCGGCATTGTAACCACACTCCAATAATACCTGGACTTCATCCAGAAATGCTTTCATACCGCTCATACTGCCTCCATCTTAATAGTAAACGAATAATCTTACTAATAACCACTCATAGAATGGTTACTATAAAATCACGGTGTAATAAATTCTTTGGTTAATACTGATACAATCTTTTCCAATGATACATGGCGCCTTCTTTCCAACTTTTTCTGTTGAAATAATACCACCGCTTTATCATAATTTGACATTGATTTAATATCATTACAACCAAACTTAGGTTCATACCAACTAACCTCATACCTAACATTTTTAAATGTTTTCATATTATGCTGCCTCCTGCATCTTAATAGTAAACTTATAGTCACCAACAGGATACTTCACGAAACCGCTGGTATCTTTCTTGGCCTTACCTTTGGCATATAGACCAACCACACAACCTTTTGGATCAAGAAAACGCAAATCGCTATCATCACCATTAAATACGGATAGATTATGGTTGAAGAATTTCTTAGGCATTGCAGTACCTTTCTTAATGCCAAACACCACAGCAATATTCAAACCTTCAGTAACCGCACGCTTACAATCTAAGTAATTACCATCTGCCATGCTAAAGGTCAAATGGTAATTGGATATACCAGTCACCTTACGACCAATGACCTTGGTATAGTCATAGAATTGCACATCAGGGAATGCCGCAAATATGTTAGTGAAAACTTCACCACCACGCACCACCTCATACTTTTCCCATGATAAATCAGAGGTGCCATTCAAGCGAAATACAGGTACGAGACCTTTCTTAGCAGATTGCTTAATCGCCAATTCAATATCAGCAACTAACCACTCCATGAAATACTTCCGCTCTTCAAAGAAAAATGCCGTTTTACGCATCCGTGCTTCTTGAATAACATTGGTGGTCGTACCTTTCTTGAATAGACCACCACGACCTGCCGTATTCAAACAGGCGGATTTGCATCCGGCCGTTGCCTTTGGACAGGTATTATAACCAGAAAGGTCAGCAGGCGCAAGATGCAATATGTAAGTATTGTAACCTTGTGCCAAACCTTTCAGTATCTTAGGATTGCCAGTAGATAATAATTTCATAATAATAATTTCCAATTCATTAAAAATACCATTATACCAGAATGGCGGTAAAAGTCAAGACAAATCCGCAACCTGTTGTATAAAAGCGACACTTGTTATTCCTCAATAAAATCCAAGGTTTTCACCCATTGTATTGATACCTCACGGAAAGAATACCACCTTGCTGAACGATTACGATATGGAGAAGATATAGGATAACTCACCAATATTTGTTGGTCAGCATAATCTATACGATCCAATGATAAAAACACTGGTTCGGTTGTATGCTTTATCAACATCTTAACCACTCGCATTTTTTTCATTTTGTTTCTTACTAATAATTTAGCATTTTCCATAATAATACCATATAAAGTGGGATAAAGTGTGAAAAAGTGGGATTGTCGTGGATTCAGTCGCTGGATATATGTCACCTGCGGCTCTTAGTTTGTTTCCACGATTCTCCTACTCTTTCCTACCATTTCCTGAGTATCCTAGAGACCACCTAAGATATTCAGAGAATAATAGAGCTTATTCACAGCTTTGTAAATCAGTATAAATTACCTGTCCGCCACTACGCTTCACTAAGGCTATTTCATTACACCTACGGGACTCCAGCTGATACCATGAGGGTTTCTCTACTGTAATATGAACCTCTACGGTTAGACCTAAGTCTGCTTGAAGCATGGCTAGCAGTGTTTTTTTATCTGCTAATGGTAAAGCTTTAATATTATCAAGCATAGAATGAATTCCTAAAGTATTTGGTGGATTTTTGAGCTTTACTAATCAAATCCGACCAGTCACCAGAAGCAGCTGCTTTTTGTATATCCTTATTGACCCACTTGGTAAAGCCCTTACTGGTACTGGCATTCATAGCCCGCTCAGAATTTGCTGTTACCATACGGCTCAAAAATGGATCCGTGGTTAATTTTCTCATAGACTATCTCCTAATAAATTTACCAATGGTACCTCATTGAAGTACCACTATAAATTCACTATTAAGCGAATTTGGTGACGGCTGGCTTGGAAGGCTTTTTGTTGGCCTTGATAGCTTTGGCACCGACTGGATTACGCATTGCTTCGAGCTTTGCTTCGAGAGCGGCGATGCGTTCCGCTTTCTTTTGCGCACGAAGCAGAGCTGAATTCTGCTTGCGTTGGAAGTTAGCATCACGGTTAGCAGCAATATGCTCCTTAATCATAAATTTAATAGATTTGACTAAATTGCGCTTTTCTGCAACGGTTAAATTCTGGATGGTGTCAATATATGAAAACATGGTAATTCCTTTCTTTTCTGAGTTAATGAAACCATTATACAGGTTTGTGCGGTATTGTCAAATGGTATTTTTGCGTGCCGTAAGCGGTTGATCCGGTTGTGGATAATACTTGACCGGACAGCTGGACTATTGGTCGGGGTTCACGAGGACGCTCGAAAACGCTTAGAGGTGGTAAGGCTCGGAGGGCTTCGGAGTGGCTCTGGGAGCCGTGTGGGGATTGGGTGGGATACTGGAGAGGCGTGGCGCCGGAGCCGTATGGGTACTGCTTCGGAGTGCTTCGGGACTGCTGTACAGCACTTGCCTGGTCACGCTTGGAGGGCAGCTATGATTCTGACTATATGGTGCAAGGGTGGGAGGGATGGAGTAAAGTGATAAGCTAAAAAAGCTCCACCAGGTCAAACTCTTTTTTTCAATTTTTTATTTTCTGGAGCTCCGAGAAGGATTTGAATTTTCCAGATTTTTTTCGTGGAGTCTATTACCAATCTTAGCGAGTTCATCCGCTAGTAATCTAACCTGTTTACTTTCTACAGGATCCTCTATGGTTCTTGCCAATTCATGGAGATTAATAATACATTCACCAAATTCTAAATTTTTTTTCGGACCACAATTACAGTTCCTACCTTGGTTACATTCGCCAGTGCAAGAACTTTGCATATTAAAAAATTTTTTCAGGACGGTCCACAGAGACCAGAAGCGTTCTTTATACACTTTAACGGGATCCATACAGTTGTCTTTCCAGTTCTTGTATTCTCTCTAAGAGTTTCAGTACCTCACTCATTGGTACCCATTTACCAGATATATCAGTTGTTATATTTTTCATTTAAATAACCATTTTAATATTTGAAAGAAACTCACTACACTACCCACTACTAAACAGAATACTATTACATACCCTACTATTGCAGTGATAAGATATGGTATTATATTCATTCTATTAATGTCCTCTCTTGTATATGCCACCACCTCTCTACAGCAGCCTTGGCGGATTCAGAGTTAATATACATTCCTAATGAGAAAACCTCTTTGTTGTCTGGATAGATGGTTGTCGTGTGTTTAGTTTTAATCTGATGTCCAGCAAGGCCAACTTCGCCAATGATTCTACCACTCTCATCATAATACAGAAAGTTTGCAACGGTCTCTCCGTCTTTCCATTTACGAATATTCATATTGAAATATCTGGTCGGTCAAAGACCATTGCGAACCCACAGATAGTTAATAATAGATAACCTTTTGGTGTGTATTCTTTGAAGTACCAGAAGCTAGGTTTGAACCAGAGGTCGGTATGAGTCCAGTATTGGAATATGTGTAGTAGCCTCATTTGGTGTCCCTATCTTTAATGATTAAATTGGTTCGTTCTTTACCATTTTGGTCTACGCAGATCCAGATATGGCTCAGCGGCTTCTGAGGCCGACAGGTGAGAACGGTTTCGGTAGTATTGGTATCTTTTGGTATCGGAGGAAGGCCTTGTCCGGATGCGGCGGAAACGCAGAGGAAGTAGAGAGGTACGAGGAGTAGTTTTGCCATGATATAGTGTTGCGTTTCGCCGTTGCGTTTCGCTATTTGGTGAGATTATTCCAAAGGTCTTTATATGTTTCGATTAAGGTCATCCAAAGTTTAATAATCGTTTTGATTGGATGTTCTATAAGAGTGGCGAAAGCAATGAGTGTGGCTGGTATAGCGACCAGTATGGTAATAAGAACACCGAGTATACCTAAAAATGTAATCATGATTTTATAAAGTCAATAATGCCTTGTGATGTATTCATATGGCGAGTTTTGTAGGACCGATATTCTTTCAGTTCTTCCTCAAGTTCGGAGATTCGTCTATGAAGTAAAGAGTTTTCATTCTCTGTATGGGATAGGTTTAATTTTAATTGTGTATCAGGTACGGTATCTTCATAACCTGGATGATATGGTGCTTCTGCAACCAAATCAACCTTTAAATCATCACCAGCTGTATTTGGTACTATACAACCCATACCTGGATCATATGCCGTTTTTCTATCGTCAGATGTAAAGGTGGTCATACCTATCTCCTATTGTAATGTTGAACCCATTTCTTTTCGTATCTCATCAATACGGGACTGTAATACAGTAGCAGCCGTATTGAAATGACCTGTGCCTTCGGATTGTGGCTTATAATAATGTCGTAACAGAGTTTCTTTTTCTGTTTCTAATACGGCCAAGTATTCTTCATTTGTAATGTTAAAATTTTTCATAGTTTCCATACCCATTGATATCCTGTATATATTCTTTCTTTACCGATTAAGTCCATAAATTGTTTTATATACAGGCCCTTACCCATTTCAATTGGATTACCAGCACCATCTTGACACTCTGGATTATCATCAACACAAATCATGGTGCCTTCTCGTAGGCATGGCATAATAGCGGTCAATTCAAAGATGTGGTGTAATGATGACGGATGTGGATTATCCAAGTCAAAGTCAAATGAATCCAGATACAACAAATCAATCTTACGGTTCTGTGATACCCATACCTGAGATTGTTGGTGTAAAAACTTTACAGAATCAGAACAGGTGAGATTGGCTTTCTTGGCCGTTGCCGTAGCAAAACGAATGTTATCGGAATTAATATCAACCGAATAAAACTCACCACCATGATAATCAATGAAAGTATCAAAGATAGTGGTTGACATACCATCACCTTCAAAATTGTTTTCTTGCCGAGCACAACCAGTTTCTACAACCAATGGTTCATGAATTGGTATCAAATGATTGAGCATCAGAGCAAATGATGGTGCTCGCTTGGTCGTTTTATTGACCAGTTCTCCAATATGGTTAAATTGTTCTTCGGTCATAAGATGTGGCTATAAAAGGTATATGCAACCATGATAATAGAAATAATAACTAGTGTTACTGTGAGCGCTGTTTCCATAATTCCTCGCAAATTGATTTTTTGTCAGCTAACGATAAACAATCTTCCATAAACTCTTTCTGTTCCTTACTTATCTGTGCTACCACAGGTTTTACAGGTTCAGGCTTCACTTCTACTTTTGGTAGAGGTGGTGGTGTTTCATCAATCACAACCACAGGTGGTGCCGTTTTAGCAATTACATTAAGTGGTTCTGGTGTGCCTTCTGACCGTGAGAATACGAAAATGATTATAAGAGCAAAGAAACCTGCCAGTAAAAATTTCCAATACATTACACAGACAATGCCAATACCAATAGCAATGATTGTAAAGATGATAATGGTTTCTAAGCGACCTTGTGTGATGCCTAAGGTCGTTAGAATTGTATTATAGTCCATGATTACTTAGCACGCTTAGGATCACAATGAACATTGATAGGCACCAATACTTTACCATGTGGAGTAACTTGACTAACATACTCAACATAAGGTTTCATATTAGCATCTTCACATTCACCAACACCACGAATTACATCACGGCGTTCCATCTTCTCTACCTTTTCGGCACCAACCACCGTAGGTGTGGATGCACAAGCCGGTAACAATAACAACGGCAATAACATAATAAAATACTTCTTCACTTTAAATCTCCAATAATAAACATAATAAAAATATTATACTATAAGTCAATATGATTAGCAACCAGTCCATCTAATTGTACCATATTCTTTTCGTATAACATTGCCACGAGGAAAGTTTTTAGCTGGAGCTTTCCAACTTGCCGCTTTCCAAATATCGCCAGTATTCAAATCAATGAATGAATGGCAACTTCTTTGTTTCAAGGATGACCCATGGTCATACCAATGAAAAATTCTTACATACTTATTACCAGCATCAAAACCTGTGGTAAATCCAAGGTCGTTTTTGAATTGGCATTTATCTTGATAAGAAGCATAATTACTTTCAATATATTTTTGGTATTCTTCAATATGTGGAAGAAGTTTTAAAAGCTTTTCACCTGATTTAGTCATAATATATCCCATAATAAAAAGCTAGTTTTTCTTTAAGGCCTATAACTAGCAAAAATAGGCCGCTTCAGTTTTGTGAGATTTATGGTCCTCACCGGACGGCACCGCCCTTGACCACTTGATACCAATTATAACACAACCACCTATATTGTCAAATGGCTGTTGTTTTGAAACAACTATTTACCACCTAGTGATTGTATCATTTCGGTGAGTAATTTTCTAGCCATGGAATCTGGTGTAGTCCAACACCGAATTCTTTTTAAATTGGCAACCAAATCATTCTGTGTCATAGATACTAGACCAAATCTTCAACTTTTCTTTTTTATAATGTCTAGCAGCATTAATTGCAGTATCAGACAATACACATTGTTCGGTTAATATATCAATCATCGCCAATACTTGGCCAACTTCCATTTGTAATTCTTCTAGTGTCGTGCCGGATTCTGGCAAAGGCCATCTTGATTCTGTGCCAAAACGAAATACTTTGGATGCAGCTTGTATTACTTCAGCACATTCTTCTTGTAAAATCAGTAGTGCTTCTTTTTGCTTCTCATTCATTTTTATCTTCTTCAATAAATTTAATCACAGGCATATATTCTTCCACTTTTTTAAGTGCTTCTAATTTTGTGGAAGCAATTACTTTGCAAGTATATAAACCATCTTTCATACTAATGGTAAATGGAACAACTCCATTAATAAACCATTCTTCTTTCACATAACACTTGATGTGCCATTCTCTGGCATTAAGGCATCGTTTAATCATTTCATCAGCGATCCTTTTAGGATCAAAATCATCAGCTTCAATTATTTCAGGCATTTTCGTTCAGTAATTGTTGGTTACGACCTTCGTTTAAAAATACTTCAACCATATGTTTAGCATCAACCAATGTTTCCATCACATTCATTTTTCTAAACAATCGGTCACCAATGTAAAGTTCAACAACATAACAATGGTCATTATGAAAAATGTTGGCTTTTCTATCAACGGCATATCCTGTGTGTAATAGTTTCATTTATCTTCTCCAAAAGCGTATTTTTTGGCAGCTTCTTCTGCTTCTTCTTCGGTGTTATAAAACTCGGTTTTAAATAAATCAGACTCTTTAAAAAAGTCCACAACATATGGTGCCATGATACACGATGCCACAAATAATATATCAGCGTGGCGGTGTCCATGAGCACCAAAAAAAGATACTAACTGTTCTATCATGATATCATTCCTATGAATCGGTTAAGCACAACACGGTTTGCAACACGACCACCAGCATACTTACTAAATGCGGATACGAGACCACGAGTGGTGGCATTTTCTTTTACTTCAAAGGTACTATCTTCTTCGGTATTCAATGCTTCAGAACGGAGAATATAATACTCATCAAAACCAGCCGTAGTAACAACTGCAAATTTGGTTTTACGGAATGAAGCCTTGATAGTTTCGTAATTGGCTGTGCGTGGATAAAAGTCATATATTTTACGACCAAACTCACGACCAGAAATTACATAAAATCCTAATACATTACAATTGGTACGAGCTTTCAACAACTTCACATATGCACCCGTATGATTAGCACAATTATATATGTTATCAACAATTTCTTGATGTTTGGTTATTGGATCACGAATAATCAAACCAAAATTATCAAGACCATAATCTTTACCAATTCTGAGATATTTACCATCATCACTCATATCATAAGTTTGACGGAGTGTATGACCTTCACCATCTGTTAAGAATACAGAATTAACAATTTGTAACTTGTAATGTTTCTGAAATGCTGGAATAATTTCCATAGCGGCAATAACTGCTTCATTCAATGGTGTACCACCCATAGCCATAAAGGTGGGTGTATATCGTTGATTGTTAGCTATGAATGTCAAAATTTTGGCCGCCTTAGTAAATTCACCAGCACTCATTTTACTTGACAATAGATTCATCAGGTAAAAAGGATTACTTGCAATATCACCTTTCTTTGGAGGAATTTGATATTGGAGTGAATTGAAACTTTCAGGTGAAGCGAAAGCATATACATCATAAGGAATGTTTACTTTCTTGCAAAACATCACCAGACTGATTAATTGTTTTACGGTGTTTGAAATGTGGTCGTGCATTGAACCAGACCAATCTAAGAACATAACAAGACCATGAGATTTACCATTTGGTACTACCGAAATCTTTTTAAAGATATCATCATTGAATTGATAAGAGAAAATCTTCTTCATATCAAGGTCACCAGTTTTGGCAGTAGATGCACGTTTTAACTGGTCGGCATTTTTACGCAATTCGAATTCTTTAACAAGATAGGAAACTACCTTGTTTGTATCACGGCGTAATTTATTATATTGACCATTTTCTATTCTGTCAAAATCCATTGCCCAATTAGAATATTCGCCTTCAATTTTTTTGTATAATTCTTTATAGGTAAGAATACCCTTCTTCATATCAAACTTGGGAATGTTACCATACATATAGTTCTTTGCATTTTCAGCAAATAACTTTTTCTCATTTTGTTTGAATGCTTCATCGGTGAAAGCACGAACATTATCCTGTTCTACTTCTTTATGTTCAAAGCGGTCATCATCACCAATAATTTCGGTATCTTCATCTTCGCCGTCATTATAATCATCAGAAGCTCGTTTTGAACCAGATTCGGTTTCTTCACCTTCCTCGGTTTCATCACCAAAGTCCTCGTCCCATTCATTGGCAAAATCATCACCATTATCACCATCTTCATCATCTTCGGAATCTGGTGCATTGGCTTTACGTTCTTCTTCTTTTTGTTTCATAAAAGCAAGAACTTTTTGAGCCACAACTAAAACATCATCATAACTTTCGGTGGACTCAATCTCATCAAGCAATTTTCTTTCTTCTACATCAAAACGAATACCAAGCATAGCACCGCCTTTGCTGTGCATATTCACTCGGTCAACAAAATTCAATTCATTCAAATCAACACCATTGGTGCCAAAGAAATCTTTTTGAGTTAGTTCAACATATGCTTTTGTGAAAGAAGAACGGAGACCGGGATATTTGTATTTGACTTTCTTTTCAATACGAACATCTTCAATCACATTTGAAATAGATTGTGGAATTTTTAAATCTCTGGCACGGATAAGGCCAGATTCGGGAGTATATAATGCGTGGCCAACTTCATGGCCAACAAAAAGGTCATAAAGATAACCAGAAATATTCTTATCTAAAACAGGAATTGTCAAAACACGATTTTTGACATCAAAGCAAGCAGTAGGAACATTGCGCTGTTCCACTACTAAGTTCTCGGTAGCCATCAATTTGGCTAAAAGTGATTTGGATTCAAGTAATTGCATATAAGCTCCTAACGATTAATATAACAATTATACAGGAATCCTATAGTCCGTCAAGTATTTTCTTCGGAAGCGTTGTTTTTTAGCAACACACCTGATTACTGATACAATTCCTTCATCTTTTGGTAGTCGGAAAGGTCTTTTTCGTGTTGAGAAAGTATTGCCCACTTGCGAGTTACGATATCCAAGCGTTTCCAAGCAGGAATTTCTTCATCATCTGATCGACCAGCTTCAAAAAATAGCATATCATTCGGCATTTTTCAGTTCCTTGTCAAAAAAATTGTGCTCAATCGCACTTGCCAACTCATCTGCAAGCTTCGGATCAAATTTTACAAGAAAATGTGCTACATCTTGAGCAGGAATGTGCCTCAGATTGAACATAATCTCATCTATGCCTTTATATATTTGTGTTTCTTCCCATTGTTGCAACATATTTTCTCACATTTCATAATATTGGTCAATCACAACGATATTTTTGCCTCGTTGTTTGGCTTTTCCAAGTGCTAACATGGATTGTAACTCAATTTCTTTCTCTTGGCAAGTTAAAGACTGAAAATATTCCTCATAATCTTGCCAATCTTCATCTGTCCAACCTTTTGGTGTATTCATATCATCTTCTCATGCTTGAAATTTCTTTGGCTTCTTTATCCGTGAACACAGGAACGGCATTTGACTTGTGCATTGTAGCCACACCTTTCATTTTTTCACCTGTATATGAATTTTGGGATTTTTTGGTACAAGGTATAAAACCTGTATCAATGGATGCGTATAGGGGAGTTTCCCTGCCAGCTGGAATTCTAGGAATAGGGATAGATTTGGAAATACTCGTGGTATTGGTATAATTCGTTTTTGGAGATATTGCCAAAATCTGATTTTGCCATTCTTCGTGGCGTAATCTCACCAATTTTGGAACTTTGCGTCTTTTAGACTTAGGAATGTAACCGTGTATAATCATAATGTAATCTCCGACCAGGAAACTACTATGATACTATAGTTTAGAGAAAATGTCAAGAGTAAGTGTTGTTTTTATGACACACCTACCAGATTATATGGATCCAAAGCTTTATTTCAAAAGCGGACACCGATACTTATCCGAAAAAAATCAAATATAAGTGGAAATAATGTTTTTTCTTATAATGTGAAATTAATATTGCATTGGCCAATCTTTTTCATCAAACAAATCAATTGAATCTTCGTATTCGTGATTTTTTAACTTCTTTACTTCAGCGTGTTCGCCTCTACGCTTTTTACTATGTAAGAAATTCTTCGCATAATCATAATCATCTGAGTAATCTTTATTTTTGCGAAACTTACCTAAAAACTTTGTCACTACTATCTCCTATTTCAAGGTTTCAAATGTTATGCCTCTTATTTTTGTTTCTGGCATATTGTGCATATCCATATCCGACACATAGGTTATGTTGGAATGTGGATAACAAATTTTTACAATTTTGAGAAGCTGGCAGACTGTGCCATCCGAATCATTGAAAGTGAATACTTCATCAACACATCTTACATTTTGAATAATCTCACGCCGTGTATGATAATTGTGTGTAAATCCACCACGAGCATACACCATCCACCAATCTGAATGAACTCCGACCACTAACCAGTCACCTTTCCTCTTACATCTTTGTAGGAAGTGTAATTCATTGGATTCTAAAGGATCAAACTCACCGGTAACTACAATGATTCGTTCTTTATCGTGCATTTAGGGTAAAAGTTTTGGAAATGCCTCTTTGACAAAATTATATGTCAATCCTTTCACGCCTTGGTCTTTTTGAAAGATACCCATCACAACTTCAGCTTCACGAGGTTCTAAAGATTCTAAGAATAGAATCAATAGTTCGTTTTGTTTTCTTGGAGAGAGTTTTTCAGCTTCAGGATGTCCTTCCTGAAACAGATAGATTCTACGAATTTCCGTAGATAGTTGAGCAACAGAAATTCCTGGCTTTGTATCAGGAATTTTGTAGTTTTCTGGCATTTCTTTTATTTTCCATTTATGACCTGGATGAAAAGTAAATTCTAAGACTTCTACCAATGTTTTTGATAGATTCTTTTCAATTACTGCCATTCTTTCTTTTTTATTTGTTGCAGCTTCAAATTCGTCAAACACTTCATAGATATTTTTCATTAAAATTCCTCAATAACATCCATTAAATTTTTCAGTTTGTTTTCAATAAAATAATTTAATAGTTTTTGGCGAGATGCCGGTTTTGTTTCGTCATAGGTATTTATGATTTTTTCTTTTATCTCTTTTGGAATAAAAGTTAGGTCAATCAATGTGGCATTTCTGGCATAGTTGGCTTTATCAGTTTCATTGTAGTTGGCCACATCCTCTTTCAGATACTTATCCAATATTCCCTTAGTTATTGGTTTCTGTCTAAGGTCACGGACAAAACAATCAGATGGTGAGAACATATTTGGAATGCCATCGCCTTTATCACCACGAATAATCTTCTCTTTTAATTCTTCAATCGGTTTCTCAGATTTAACAAACTTCTTCTGTGCTGGATTGTATTGTTTTACATTACTGCCATAATTTTGTAATTGTAAAAAGTCACCATCGCTTGATAGAATCAAAATCTTCTGGTGTGGTGCATAGATTGGTACGAGTGTGCCAATAATATCATCAGCTTCAGCGCCTTCAACATCAATCACTTTGTATGGAAAGTTTTCACGCAATTCTGATTTAAATTTGGCTAACATATCAAAAATTAGATGCCAGTCTAAATCAGATTTTTCTCTGGTCTTTTTACGACCAGCTTTATAGAATGGAAAATATTCTTTACGCCAATATTTACGGTTATCACAACACAATACTACATCACCATAATCTTTTCGGAAGTTGCGGATGTGCATACGGAGAATATTGAGGATCATGTGTCGTACCAGACTTTCATCTAGTTTAACACCTTTTTGGTTTGAAATCTGAGCCATAAGGCCAGATAGTAATACTTGATTTAAGTCAACGAGAATCATAACAAACTTTCACAGTTTCAAAATTATATTATATCACTTTTTCTTTACCATGTCAAGCAGTTTCTTTAACAGCTTATGTGATGTGGTAGTCTTTCTGGCAATTATACCATAAAAACCACCTGGTATTAATCCTGAAACATATTCTAATGGGCAAGCAAGGATGGCTTCAAAGTCATCAAACTCATCATATTCTTCTGGATTTTCTTTACTCTCACGGAACAATACAATATGATATAAATCACCAAGAGAAGTACCACCAACTTTTTCTCCTGGATTTGCATATTCGGAACTCATAATATCAACTCGGCCTTCTTCATCTCCTGATAGAAATGTAAAAAAGTCAAGATTTCTCTCTTTTAGTGGTTGTAGGTAATCTAGCATCTTTTTCCTTAATGTGAGCTTTTCTAACTCTTACCATTATCCATGTGTTATAATATTCATCACTCTCCAATACACCTTTGGTAAATTGTTCTTTTGCTTCCAAGTAAGAACACATTCCTTTAGAGTGGCATAAGTGAATTATTTCACGGACAAAGTTGTCGTGTCCGTATTGTAACACATCTTGCTTCAAGATGTCACTACTTCCATAGTAAGTTTGCCAATCTGAACTGGCTTTATACTTTTTCTTCTTACCTTTGACTTGTTTGGTTTTGGCAGAATAAAATAATTTCTTGCCTATGTATTTCTTCCCATTCGTCAGATTAGTTATCTGATACACGAACCCGTAATTATTACCAATCAAGTCTTCCGTAAAATCTTTACCATCATATTGCCAGTTTAGTCCCATTCCTTAGTGTCCAAATCATCTTCGTCATCCTCTATATAGTCCTCGGATAATTCTTCAATGATTTCGCCACAGAATGGGCAATGTTCTGGTAATTCTTGTGAGACCATTTCTTCCATATATGATACTGAATATGTTGATTCACAACTTAGGCATTCACCTGATAATGATTTGTCTGTCATTTAAATTCCTTAATGAGCCCACACATCACCCCAATTTCCTGATAAAGCTCCTTTTGCATAATCAGTAGCACGATTTTCAAAGAAATTAGTATGTGTTGGTGCGTTAATCATTTCTTCTACCCATGGTAGAGGATTCTTTTTCACTTTAAACACACCTTTGAGTCCTAAAGAAATTAGACGGCGGTCTGCAATATAACGAATATACTTCTTAACATCTTCTGAAGATAAACCTTCCATTTCATTTACACCAAATGCAAGGTCAATAAATTTATCTTCTAGTTGAACCATTCTTTCTGCAATCGTATAAATTCTTCCTTTGAGTTCATCATTCCAAATCTCACGATTTTCTTCTATGTATGTTCTAAACAATTTAACCATGGACTCTGCGTGTTGAGTTTCATCAACAATAGACCATGTGATAATCTGACCCATGCCTTTCATTTTACCGTGACGAGCAAAGTTCAATAACATAATAAATGAACTGAATAGTTGCATACCTTCGGTAAAGGCTGAGAACACGGCAATATGTGTTGCGGTATTCTCTCTAGTGGTATTCTTATTGGAGATTTCCATAACATAGTCATGTTTCTCTCTCATTGCCTCATACTCTAGGAACTCATTGTAAGTGGTTTCGGGTAGGCCTAGTGTTTCAATCAGGTGTGAGTAGGCTGCAATATGTAACGCCTCTCTGGCAGCGAATCCTGTCAGCATCATACGAACTTCAGGTTGTGGAAAGTATGGCAGATAGTTCTTAACATAACCACCAGCCACATCAATATCACCTTGTGTAAAGAAACGGAAGATTTGTGTTAGAAATGTTTTTTCTTCTTTGGATAATTTCTTCTTCCAATCTTTCACATCTTCGGACATAGGAACTTCGGTGTGTAACCAATGGGATTGCTCATGTTTCAACCAAGCTTCATAAGCCCAAGGATAGTTGAAAGGTTTGAAATAGTTGCGTTCTTCCGATAGATTTGATTCTACTTTTTTTGTCATTATTGTTTTCCTTTAAAATTAACCTTCGCAAGCTAAACATTCGTTGCCTTGAGCAATAGCGCTCATATCTAATTCTTTAATCACTTCTCTTTCAATCTTTTTGGCAACTTTGTCCGCCTTACCAATTTTCTCAGAACGACAATAGTATAAAGTTTTCAATCCTTTTTTCCATGCAAGAAAATGACAAGCATGGAGATACTTTAAATTAACATCTGGTCTAAAGAACAAATTAAGTGACTGTGCTTGGTCAATATATTGTTGTCTATCAGAAGCCAATTCAATTACCCATCTCTGGTCAATTTCCATGGATGTTTTGAATACATCTTTATCGTGGTCAGACATCCATTCTAAATGTTGAACAGAACCATCATTAGCAATAATAGACGACCAAACATCATTATACCAATTTTCTGGTTTATCGTGCGATAGTTTAATAATCAATTCATTTAACCAACGATTCTTGTTTAGATATGCTCCTGATAAGGTGTCTTGTCTGTAAGCATTAGCACGATATGGCTCAATACTAGGACTGGTGTTGCCCATAATAATAGAGCTTGATGCATTTGGGGCAATAGCCATAACATGAGAGAACCGTAGACCGGTGCCAACACAATCAGGAGGAGAGCCACGTTCTGCACCCAATTCAAGATTTGCATTATTTAATCCTTCTCTAATATGTTTAAATATTTTGTTGTTTGTAACTTTGGCCATTACTCCTTCAAAAGCAATGCCATTGCGCTGTAGATAAGCATGGAACCCAAGAGCACCGATACCAATAGAACGCTCTCGCTCGGCACTAAACTTTGCACGAGCAATAGCATCAGGAGCATTAGTGATGAAGTAATTGAGGACGTTATCAAGCATTTCGGCAACGTCTTTAAGAAATAATGGTTCAGACTTCCATTCATCATAGTTCTCCAAGTTTAAAGAAGATAAACAACATACAGCTGTTCGCTCCTCATTTGTAGGTAGAATAATTTCGGAGCAAAGATTTGATTGGTGAATCCTTAAACCTTTGTCTTTAAGAAATTGTGGCATCTCACGATTACTCGTATCAATATAATGAATGTATGGTTCACCTGTCATCATGCGAAGCTCTAGAATTTTCTGCCAAAGTTCTTTTGCAGATACAACTTCTCTTACTTCACCTGAATGTGGATCTTTCAATTCCCAATCATCTTTTGCTTCAGGATCCAACATACAAGTTTCAATGATGTGCATGAAGTTATCGGTGATATTAATACCGTGATGTAGATTTAAACAACGGACATTTGGATCGCCTGTCGGCTTACGCATCTCTAAGAAAGAGATAATATCTGGATGAGAGATATTGAGGTAAGCAGCATAACTGCCCCTGCGAGTGCGACCTTGCCTGTATGCCAAAGAACTGGCGTCATAGATTTTGAGGTGAGGCATGACACCAGTAGATTTATCGTCTGCTGAACGAATACCAAAGCCAATACCAACACCACCCCCGAGCATAGAAAGCCAATTAGTTTCTGATAGATTATCAACTAGTCCCTCCGCAGTATCTTCAATATAGTTAAGGAAACATGATATAGGCATCCCACGCTTAGAACGACCAAAAGAAAGAATGGGAGTAGAATAAGACAACCAATGTTTACTGCTGTAGTCGTATAATCTCTGTGCGTGTTCCGGATTGGAACTAAACGATTTTGATACAAATGCGAATCTATGTTGTGGTGATTCTTCATCTTCTTTCATGTAACTTTCTTTAAGTCTTTTAATTCCAAGTTCGTCAAATAATTTATCTCTTTCTAAATCTATGCTGATGCCTAGGTATTCCATGTATTCGCCTTACCTTATTATTGTGTTATAAATTCTTTAATCATGGGAAAAATCGGTTCAATTGCATCAGCACAAGCCAAAGCGACTTCACGATGTTCTTTCTGAGTACCTTTATCGCTTCGTAGCTGTATATAGTGAACCCAAGACCTCATAGTTCCATTCATATACAACCTTGAAACTGTAATACCCTCAGGCAATACTGCTCGTGCCTGTTCTTTTGCAATACCGTGTTCAATAGCCCAACGATATGCTTTTTCTGCAGCTAAAATAACATAGTCTTGTTGTGTTTCCCAATTCAACTTCAAACCAATGTTATCTGTTTCAATACTATTCTGCCGATTCTTATCATCCTGAAGTCTTGCTTCTTTGAATTCAAAACCCAAATCCGCTACTGCATATCTTTGAGAAAATTCTTGGAATGAAAAGGAGCGATGCCGTAATATTTGTCTTGCTATATCTCTTGTAGTTTCAATTTCTAAACAAACATTCACCATCTCTAATGGTGACCAATGTTGATGCTTAATTAAATAACGGACCAACTTTTCAGCTGTGTCGCTATTGTTTTGATTTGATGGGTTAGAAACTCTAGCTGCATATGCTACTTGCTCTAGTAAATTCTTACCATCTGTTCCTTGTGTGTATGATATTAATTTTACATTCATTATTTAAACCTTCTTCCAATTCACTAGTTCTGCTTTTGCTCTTAAATTAACGAATGTGTATTTACTTATAATGTCTTGAATTTCATCTGGTGAGAACCCATCCATTATCATATCATTAATGTCTTTAGATTCAATCATTTCTGGCCATATCACTACATTATAATGTTTTTCTATCGCTTCATCAATTTTTTTAACTATTTCTTTATTACGAGGTTCATTATCAAATATCAAAGTTACTTTAGACTTATCGTATATAGATGTGATTGATTCCAAGTTACTGTCCGCAGTGGCTACAGCATTGTCTAAGAACATACTGTCAATAGGACCTTCCACCACATATATCATCTTGTCCTCGTCTATCCTATCAAGTCCAAAGAACTTGTGGTTATCTTCATGTAGTTTGATAGTGATATATCTTAGCTTAGATTCACCTAGCGCTCGCCCCTGTATGGCAACGAGGTTCTTTTCTTGGTCATAAAACGGAATAACGAGGCGCTTGTCTTCCTTAGAGAGTTCTTTCTCAATTCCCAAACTTTGTATGAAGGCCGAGAAATCTTCCGCATAATATAGTTGCGAGAGAAAGTTCTCTGGAATCCGTCTTTGCTGAACATAGACTTTAGCAAAATGCGCCTCTGGTAACGAGTTGATAGATGGAAGAACCAACGATTTCTTAAAGACTGGTTTTTTGGTCTTTGCTTCTTCAAAGTCCGGAGTATTATGGTTGGTTTTGTTATTGTCACCATTTTTATATCTTTCTAAAGCATATTCTTTTATCAGAGATGGATCAACCTTATCTAAAAAATTATAAAATGAAGTTGAAGCACCACAATTATGACACATATAGAAGTAGTCATTCTTTTTGCGGTACACATAACCACGAGATTTGGTTTTGTTTTTCTGTGAGTCGCCACAGAGCGGACACCGAAAATTATAAAGGTCTTCCTTCTTTTGGGTAAACCTTTGTAATTTTGGCGAAATACGGAGCAGAAAAGCTCGGTCAATAAAAACACTCATAATATATTTAGGTTGTATTACAATACTATTTGATTAATTTGATTATTGTATCAAGATTTAGATTAGAAATCAACCATGAGATAGCAATAATACCACCGGCAACCATCCATTTCCATTTCAATAAGGTATCTAAAGCTTCTTTTTCTTGTTTGTTGTGGTCACTCATATCTTTACGGAGAGATTTAAATTCATCCATAATTTCTTTGTTTGACGATTCCATTTTGTCCAAAACGGTATCTATTCGCTGATGAATTTCTTTGATATCAGCCTCCGTTTCTAATCTTCGGTTGTCCATGTTCGTATATACCTTTGCAATATGGCGGTCGTGTTGATCCACCAATTTTTCTATGACCTGGTCCATTTTATTACAAAGTGCAGATAAAGTCAATACTTGTGTCTTTAAAACACCAATATCCACTTTAATATCGGTATCGTCAAACTCTGCCATTTATTTCTTTTCTGGTACTTTTGTGCCTTCTAATTTCTTATGCACTTTGATTTCTTTACAAACTTCTTTTTCTTTACCAGTTTTTTGGTCTTTCTGCATCACACAAGCCTTTTTAGTTTCAGCTGCATATGCAACTTGATAACCAACAAGAGACCAGACCACGAGATTGAGTGCAATTAAAAACTTTTTCATTTTTTCCTCTTTTGAATAATTTGATTTACAAGATTGTCATTGTTTTCTGACTGATCCATTTTGTTTACTAATGATTCAGCAAAGACATCTGGTGCAGCCACAGGATGTTGAGTGCAAACCGATGGATTGCTTTGACCAGCTTCTGTTAAGAATTCGGTACCATGTTTAATTTGACCAATAGGACATTTACATTCAGCTGTAGGTGAACCATTAATTGTTTTTCCAATGGTACAAATCATGCTCCAACAATTTGTGGATCCTTGTGCAAATTGACCAGAACAAGCCTGAACTGATGCTCTAGTTGCAGATTTCGGTGTGGTCACAAAATTACTAGCTTCTTGTGGATAATATACTTTTGGTGCAAATAAACTCCACACTTGACCTGTTGGAGCTGCACAAGAACCTTTCATATTACCACCAGTCAAATCAGCAATTGCTTTTCCTTTTAGTATAGGACAGGTACAAATAACTTCTGGCCATGATTTACCATCATTAGTTTGAATTTTGTTGCCTGTAAGTCTACAAGTAGAAGCTGCACAGAGAGCATAATCGCCGTCACACAAGGCAATCGTAGGAGTGGTTTGTGCAAAAGTCAAACCACTAAAAAACATCAATAGAGTTAAACATAATTTTTTCATTTTTTATTCCTTTTTAATTATCAACAAATACACATAGTTACTGGACAAGCACAAGGTGAAACACTTGGGAAAGCAACAAAGATAACAATAGCTATTGCAATAACAGCAACTGCGGTTATAATAACGTTTTTCATTTTTCTTCCTTTTTGGCAAATTTTTCTGAAGCAGTAAAACCTAATCCTGCAATCACCAAGTATATCATTGAATCAAATAATGATGCAGTTACTTTATAACCATGTATGTCAGCAACAAAACCATAAACACATACAATAAACGCCAATAGTGTTATAACTCTTTTACTACTAACAGAGCCATTAATACCATCAGACAACATACTATTTAACCAGTTCATTATAGTTCAGGTTGTGGTGGTTGAACTGGTGCAGGTTTACCACCAAATCCTGTTACAACTGCTGGTGTAAATGGTGAAACCACAGGAGTTCCTCCGACTGATCCAAAGCTTGGTGTTGGCATCACGTTTGATCCAACTGCTCCAAAACTTGTTGTTGGTGTGGGTGGTGCTGTTGGTGCAGGCGATACTGTTGTTGTTCTATTGGCTAATTCCAATGCTCTCTTTTGTGCATCTTTGTCACCGCCAGCCAACATGATACCTGATAATGTACCAGTTAAGAATGTGGCGATAGGTATAATCAACTCAAAGAATTTTTGGTCAATTGGAGAAATAGCATTAAGTGGTTGTGTTACAAAAATTAAAGAGTATAATACCACAAACACAATACCAAACAATGTAAGTGATAAACAGATACCAATGAAGAACTTCAGACGAGCCATTAACTGCTCTTCTGTATACATGAAGTCTGGTTCTAGTTGTTTTGGTTCTTTATTAAATAAATTCATTTGCAATTCGCTCCTGTTACTGGTACTGTTGGTGTATTTTGTGCAAGAGGTTTATTTCCTGCTGGTCCTAATCGTGGGTCATTTTGGCCTTTGAAAATATGTTCCGGACAAGTTCTTGTTACATCACAATACGGCAACTTACACATATCTTTATCCCAATTTGCTGGGTCTTGGCAAGGATAACGGAATCGGTCACCACTAAAATAAGCCAATGTTAAAGGCAATAACAATATAAACAAAATCCACTTTAATAACTTCTTGTCATTCATTAATGAACTCCTAATACATGAAGTGCGTGTTCATAATGTTTAATTCTATCTTCAAGACCAATGGTACCACCATTGATACGCTTTGTTAATGTTAGTATATCGCCTTTGTCAGCCCATTGGTTAAGATTGTTTGTTTCCCAAAACCAGCAAGCAGATTGAGCTGCACCTTCAAATGTTTGTAGATATTCGGATGCTTGTTCAACAGATACTTCAATTGAGGCAGCAAACCAAGAATAGTTTTCTTTACCTGTCAATTGAATTAGACCACGACCACAATATCTAAAACCATCACCAGAGGCCTCATCGCCATTACCCATGCGATTAGCATAGATACGATTTGCGATTGCTTCTTGTTTGTTTGGTTTGTTTGCATACTCATTCGCCAACTCATCTGTTGGAAAATACTTAGCAAACAGTTTGCGTAGTGTTGCAGCTTTGTAATTTAGATTCTCTTTGAGGAATACAAAATTACCAGATTCGTGAGCGCATTGTGCTATGAAGGCTGCAATACGTTGGGGTGTATTGATACCATAGTCAGGTAACAATTGTGCCAGTGCACCATGCCATTGGTCAATATATGGATTCTTTGGAAGCAATTGCTTCAGCTGGTCTTTTGTCAGTTCCATTATTTCTTAATCATTCCTAAAACTTTAGCTTTAATTGCTTTAGCCCAAAAAGGCTCTGGAAAGTGCCAACCTACAAATGCACCAACTAAAACCCAAAATAGTGTGTCTAACATTTTTTTCTCCTTATACAGCCATTGAAGCAACAGAAATTGCTGCGTTGATAATTGTATTCAATTGTTCTTTAAGTGCCAAACCTTCAGCATCATCGTTGATACCTTCCATAATGTTGATGCCTTGTAATAACTGGACATATTCCTCTTTGCTGATTTGTCCTTCAGCCCACATTTTATTATACTCTATGACTAATGCATTTAATTGTTCTGGTGTCATCTTGGTTTGCTCCCTAAAACGTGTTGAATGGTATCGGCCGACTTAACGACCTGTTGTAATTTTGCTTTACAGAAAATTGGTGAAATCTTTTCTGCTTTGTTAAAATAATCTTTTGTATCTTTTGTCAATGTTAATAGTTTAGTTGACATATTATCCGTATCTTTGTTTCTTGGTATATGAGCAGTAAAGTTCTTAAACTCTAAAGCTTTAATATACAATTCGTTTACCTGTGTAACAACCAATAATTGGTTACTACAATTTTCTTCTGCAACTTGTGCCTTTGTTTTAATGTCATTCACAATAAAGTATTCGTTGGTGTCATATTTGGCCATAAAATAGGCATCAAATAAGGCACAACCAGATAAACTAAATGCAAATAGAACTATAAGTATTCTTTTCATTAGTTACACCATGACTGTTTGGCTTCACCGTAATACTCACGAGCAAATCCATTTTGAATGAGACCAGTGCGTAATGATTGGCCATCTAAAAGAATATCACCCAAGACACGGCCACCAAATTTATCCCAGCTATACAACACAACTTGACGCTTGGTAGATTTGGTAATGGCGGCTTTTGTAAATTCACTAGCGGCCTTACCACGGGCATCTTCGGCAGGACATTGAGCTCTGTGTCCTTTTTCTGGAGTATCCACACCGAATATTCTAACGGCAAGTTCTGGTTTAAGTGGTGCCGGTAAAAAGGGAGCCGCTATGACCACAGTATCGCCATCGCTTACACGGACAATCTGAGCATCATAGGTTACACCCTTTGGAGTTTTCTGTGCCATTGCCAACATAGGCATGGCAAGTAATACAAGTAATAATTTTTTCATTTTACACTATCAAATATTTGTTTCTGTTGTTTATACCATAACTGCCATGCATTGTATCGGTCTTGTAATTCATAATAGAGTCCATAATTCTCATTAGCATTTTGTAATAAGTCTGCTAATGTCTTTTTATTCTCATTTAGAGGCTTTAGAACCGGAGCGGGCTCCATTAGCACTTGAGGAGCCTCTGGAAATTTTTGGCTCAATGGCACGGTTGTAGAGCACCCAAGCATCATCAGACAGCTTGCACTCAGCATTAATAGCTTCCCTTTTTGCTTCAATGTCCTTAGCATTCTTATTCACCTTCTCTTTAATCAATTCTTTATTCTTACTCACTTCAGCTGCCAACTTCTCATTGGCTTTGGCAGATTTAACTTCTGCTTCCTTTATCTTTGTTTGCATCTCGGCTATTCTGGCACGATATGACATTTCTGTGGCATATCCTCCTTCAAAGAATACACCAACTACTAATAACACTATACCCAACTGTCTGCCAACCAAAGCGTATGGTTGAATTATAGGTATAAATCTAACAAGTGATCCTATAAATGTTAATACAAGTCCAAGAATAACAAGACCATGTATTGCCCATTGTAAAATCCAATCAGGAATGAATGACAAAAACCACATATTAAGCCTTTGGAGATTTTCTCCTGATAGACAACATTACAGGACTTGTTCTTTTCTTTCTATTAACAGCACTAGCACTAATAGGATCAGTAGATGTTGCAACACCAGTTACATTCGTTGGTCCTGCTGAACCACCCACTACACCATCTTCATTCATTCTTTCTGTCTTTACATTGATTGGTGCACCACGGCGTTCTGGATTAGGATCCTCTCTACGCTTTCTACGAGCAGCTGTAGCACGAGCATCTTTACCAATGGCGTGTGCTTTGGCTTGAGGTAGACACTTTGGTTTACCTTCACCTGGTTCTCTTGCACAATCACCTCTGATATTACCTTTGGTGTCCATGCGAACCCACTTTTGCTTAAACCATTGGCGTAAATCTTCACCAAGGTATTCTTTAAAAGATTGCATCAGCAGTTCCACTTTCTTAAAGCTTTGTTAATACGGCTATCTGGATCATTTGCTGTCTTGGCGGATGTTAATCGTTTCTTCATGCCACCCATACGAGCACAAAATGATTTTCTACGATTGGCTGCTTTAGAACCTGGTTTTAGTTTAGATGGCTTTGTTGTGACAGCCATTGAAAGTTTAGAACCTGGATTTTCTCTACGATAAGAGGCAATACCTTTACGATTCAGTCCGCCTTCTGGATCTTTACCCGCAGCACGCTGCCATGCTGGAGATTTTTCATCCAAGTATTCTTCGGTTACAAACTGTTTGAATGTTTTCATATTTGCCTCAATATCTCTGCGACATTAACATCTATTTGTATTTCTACGACCGAAATGTTTTTACCTCTAATACCGTAAACCATTTCTGGTACAATGTTCAAATATGACAAGAAAGTTTTGAGTATATCATAATCTCTCTCGTCTATCTTATAGAATAATATTCTAGCCGTTGCTTCAGGACCAAAAACATTATTCAATAAAATAATATGATTTAATATTAATCTCTCTTTAAGAGATTTGGTAATTTTATATCTACGAAATAAACGCTTCAAATATTTTGTTCGTTTAATATCGCTTTCAAATTCAGACATAATACAATGTGGTGCATCGTAGCACTTTACCGCATATATCAAAAAATTATCATCATTTAAATCATCAATCATTATATCATTCTTCTTCTATGTCTGGTTCCTCTGAAGAAAGATAATCATCTAACTCATTTTCATCAGATATCATCGCTTCAACATCATAGTAACCATTATCATCCATTTCATAAGAAAAATAAAAATAATGTTGAACTTCATCCAAATTATTCATCTTCTCTACTGTGCCATTCAATTCGGCACCCGAGCGAGCACCGAATTGGTCTATATGCACAATTTCTTCACCCATATCTAAATCGTGAAATATTACTTTAGGGAGAGTTATGCCAAATAAAACTAAAACTTTACTTACACGATTCCATGCTGAGTATGGATTTATATTGTTTCCTGCTACAGCTAATGCTAGGTTGTGATTCAACTCTTGGCGGGTTATCTTGTCCGCCAAGTTTGAACCACTTTTCTCAATGTGTGTGGTAGGAATTGAATCGTGTCCTTCCACAACAAACT